ATTGTGTCCACATTCACACAGCCAAACAACTTACAGCAATACCTAGACTCAGTCGAGAAAATCATCGCACACAACGGAATCTTCTTCGATTTCCCTGTATTAAAGAAAATATGGAAAATACAGGCAAAGAAGTCACAGGTCTTTGACACGCTTGTGTTGTCTAGGCTGTATAACCCATCACTCGAAGATGGACACAGCCTTGCTGCTTGGGGACAAAGACTAGGGTTTCCTAAAGGAGACTTCAAAGACTTTGACAATGGCTTAACAGATGAGATGTTGCAGTATTGTATTCAGGACACCTTAGTAACAGCTAAACTTTATCAACACTTAACGAAGGAGATGGAAAATGATTACTCGAAAAAGAGTATCGAACTCGAACACCAAGTCGCAATCATCATTGCGGAACAAGAACGAAACGGCTTTAAGCTCGATGAAAGAGGAGCTATGGAACTTCTATGCAGTCTTAAGGCTAAGTTGGAAGCTCACACAGTTGCGTTACAAAGCATATTTCCTGCGAAGGTCGAGTCCAATCGAGTCGCTAAAAACGGAAGAAAGCTCAACGACATCGTCACACCCTTCAACCCAGGCAGCCGTCAGCAAATCGCAGAGCGTCTCCAAGAAAAAGGCTGGAAACCCCAGAAGCACACCGAAAAAGGCAGTGTCATCGTCGACGAAACCACGCTCGAAGGCATCGACATCCCAGAAGCGAAAGCCATAGCAGAATACTTGATGCTACAGAAGCGGATAGGACAGATAGAATCGTGGCTAGAAGCAGTTAAATCAGACGGCAGGGTTCATGGTCGTGTCATCACCAACGGTGCAGTGACTGGTCGTATGACGCACATGAGTCCTAACATGGCACAGATTCCTAACAGCGGTGCTGTCTATGGACCTGAGTGTAGAAACCTATGGATAGTAGAGAAAGGCAATAGATTAGTTGGCATTGATGCTTCAGGATTGGAGTTAAGGATGTTGGCTCACTATATTGGAGACGATGCGTATACAAATGAAATTATTCAAGGTGATATTCACTGGACGAACACTATCGCACTTGGCGGTTTCCCTCCAGGGACTAAGAGAGATAAAACCAATGAGGAGCATGAAGCGAAAAGAAATAAGGCTAAAACATTTTTTTATGCCTTCTGTTACGGAGCAGGGGCTTCAAAAATCGGGGCGATTGTTGGTGGTTCATCGACCAAAGGACAACACCTCATTAATCTGTTTCTACGCAACACCCCGAAGCTACGAAAGCTTCGTGACAAGATTACTCGTATCTACTCTACAAAAGGGTGGCTTCCAGGTTTGGACGGACGCAAGCTACTCGTGCGTTCCGAGCACTCGTCGCTCAACACGCTATTGCAAAGTGCGGGTGCTATCATCATGAAAGAAGCTCTTGTTGTCTTTAAGAAAGAACTAACGAGACAGAAGATATGGCACGAGTTTAAGGCAAATGTTCACGACGAATTTCAGATAGAATGCCGAGAAGCCGACGCTGAGAAAGTCGGGCAATTAGGTAAAGAAGCAATTAAGCAAGCAGGACTAAACTTCAATCTTCGTTGTCCTCTAGATGGGGCATATCAGATTGGAACAACATGGAGAGATACTCATTGATGCCAGACAATAAAGACCCTGACGAGAATCTATACGGCATGGTGGTTCTTCGTGCCTTTACCGACAACACCTATTCTATTGAGACATCAATGAGTTTAGACGAGTCCTTTCAATTGCTTATCGACTGTGTCCAAGACTTAGAAGACGGTACACTAGAAGGTCTTGATGAATACGAAGAAGGTGTGCCACGAAAGGTTCACTAACTATTTCACATGATGAAACACAAATGTTTGACAAAGCTTGACAACCCACTATAATCAGTAACAGCAACATTTTTAAAGGAGTAATAAATGAGTACACCAGTTAAACTAAAAGCCGATATCTTCTGGGCATACTTTGACAAGATTAATGACCTTAGTCAAAAATACCAAGTAGACCTTTGCAACCTATCTGATGACGCAGTAGCAGCATTGGAAGCAATGGGCATCGCTGTCAACAACAACCCTAAGAAGCCTGAGCAAGGTAACTACATCACTTGCAAGTCTGTGAACCCTATTCGTCCACAAGACTCTTCAGGCAACCACATCACTGCAATCGTGGCTAACAACTCTAAAGCAACAGCAATGGTTTCTGCTTATGAGTGGAAGTTCATGAACAAGAAGGGTATCAGCCCATCATTGATGAAGATTGTTATTACTGACCTAAAGGAATACAATCCTGAAGGTGTAGCAACAGCCGACATGGATGACGATATTCTGTGATAACTGCTTTAATCGACGCTGACTCTTTGTGCTATGCCGTTGGCTTTTCTAGCAACGATGTAGACGAAGCGTTAGCGGTGTCTAGGTTAGAAGCAACAGTGGTAGAGCTTTGCATGGATTTAGAGTGTGATGACTATAAGGGATTCCTTACTGGAAAGGGTAACTTCCGCAACGACATCGCAGTCACAGCTCCATACAAAGGAACTCGACCACAAGAAAAACCTGTACACCTGCAAGCCCTAAGAAATCACTTAGTGAACGACTGGGAGTTTGTAGTCACAGAAGGTATAGAAGCTGACGATGCTGTCGGTATTGCTGCTTACGCTCTCGATGAGCATGAATCAATCATGGTACACATCGACAAAGACCTTAATCAGTTCCGAGGGCATCATTACAACTATCGAAAGAAAGAGAAGTATTATGTCTCTGAATTCGCTGGTTGGCACAGCTTCTACCTACAAATTCTTACTGGCGACAGAGTCGACAACATTGAAGGTTTAAAGGGTATTGGTCCTGCTAAAGGGACTAAGCTACTCAAAGACTGCACAACTGTTGAAGAACTGTACGATGCAGTGCTAAAAGCCTACGATGGAGACACTGTGAGAGTGTTAGAGAACGGACAATTGCTGTACCTACAGCGGAAAGAAGGAGATGTATGGCAGCCTCCCCAAAGATAATTCAGGTGTCGTGGATTGATGCTGTTGCTGATGTCGGTTGGGAATCTAAGACAAAAGCAGAGATACACCATTGCATCACTGTGGGTTATTTAGTTGACGAAACAGATGAAGCACTCTGTTTAGCTTCTACATGGTCTGTTGACCAAACCAACGCAAGAATGCACATCCCGAAAGCATGGATTAAAAACAGAAAGGTACTAGCTCGTGAAGACACAATCAGCGAAAGCAAAGGGACGAAACCTACAAAAGTGGGTCGTAAAGCAACTGTTAGAAAGGTATCCACAGTTAACAGAGCTTGACCTTAGAAGCTGTCCAATGGGTTCTCACGGTGAAGATGTCGTGATGTCTCAAGCAGCTAAGGAAGAAATACCAGCAGTGTTTGAATGCAAGTCTTTAGCTAAGGTAGCGGTTTACAACTACTACGACCAAGCAAAGTCCCACGGTAAGTACGAACCAATCGTGATTATTAAACAGAATGGCAGAGCACCGTTAGCGGTGATTGATGCTGAAGTATTATTTGACATGATGGCGGGGTAAATTATGAATGAAGTTAAAATAGATGTTGACAATGACTTTTGTGATGAGATTGTTGCAGCTCGTCTTATTGGTACAGCAAAGGCACTAAAGAAAGACATTAAAGAAAAGACCTGGGGACAGGAAGACTTAGAGCAGTTTCAGAAAGTCGTTGATGCCCTAGAAGTTGTAGGTCCTTGGTTTGTCTATCAATGGGAGAAGAAAGTTAAATGAGAATCTTATTGCTTGACATTGAAACAAGTCCAAACTCCGCCTATGTGTGGGGTTTATTCGACCAGAACATCGGCATCAATCAAATGATAGATTCATCGCAAGTTCTTTGTTACTGTGCCAAGTGGCTCGGTGATAAAGAAGTTGTGTTTGACTCAATCCATAAATCATCTCGTAAGAAGATGCTGAAAGGTATACATGGACTTATCGACCAAGCAGACGGTCTTGTTACTTATAATGGCAATAAGTTCGACCTACCTATTCTCAACAAGGAATTTCTCTTACATAATCTTAATCCACCATCTCCTTCTAAGAAGATTGACTTACTGCGTACTGTTAGGAGCAACTTTAGGTTTACTTCTAACAAACTAGATTATGTCTCACAGCAACTAGGATTAGGAAAGAAAGTAGAACATGAAGGATTTGAACTCTGGCTTAAGTGTATGGACAAAGATAACGCAGCTTGGAGTCGTATGGAAAAGTACAACATCCAGGATGTCATCTTATTGGAAAAGCTTTACTATAAGCTTCTTCCTTGGATTAAATCGCTTCCTAATCGCAATCTTAATACGGACAATCATGTATGCCCAAGCTGTGCTTCGTCGAAGATACAGAAGCGTGGATTCTCTTTGGCAACAACAGGAACATACCAGAGGTATCAATGCCGTGATTGCGGTTCGTGGAGTCAAGGGACTACAGCGGTTAAAAAAGGTATTAAAATCAAAGGGGTTGCTTGATGAGCGGAAACCATAATATGTATTCATCACCAGTAGCGATGCCTAACCTAGGAGATACTTACGAAGCATGGGCTGAGAACACTAAGAAGGTCTATAAAGCCTATGCTGAAGGCAATGAAGACGCAGGTGATGTTATGTCTCGTCAAGTAGCTGGAGACCATTACAAACGAGCAATTCAACCGTGGGAAATCATTGACGAATGGGAGCTGTGCTATTATTCTGGAAATGTGTTAAAATACTTGTTACGCTATAAATATAAGAATGGTGTGGAAGACTTAGAAAAAGCCAAGCACTACTTAGAATACCTCATCAAGAAAGAAAAAGATGCCGTTATTACTGCACGAGATTAAAGAGCGACTTATAGAGCTTGATGAGATAACCTTGTTGGAGCTATTAAACATCACTAGCGAAGACATTGTAGAACTGTTCTCTGACCGCATCGAGGAGAATGCCGATAAACTAGAGAAGGAAGTAAGATAATAAATGACACAATACACAATGAGTCCGTACAACAACTTCATCGCTAAATCAAGATACAGCCGATACCTTGACGATGTAGGTCGTAGAGAACACTGGAATGAAACAGTAGCAAGATACTTTGACTTCATGGAGCAACACCTTAAAGACAAACAGAACTATGTCTTAACTAAAGAGCTTCGTGCTGAGTTAGAGTCTGCAGTAAACAAATTAGAAGTAATGCCGTCAATGAGAGCTATCATGACTGCTGGTCCTGCCCTAGAGCGTCAGAACATCGCAGCATTCAATTGCTCATACTTACCGATTGATGACCCTAAAGCTTTTGACGAAGCTATGTATATTCTCCTATGCGGTACAGGTGTAGGATTCTCAGTGGAGCAACAATATGTCAATAAACTACCTGAAGTCCCAGACCAGTTGTTTACTAGTCAGACTACTATTGCTGTGTCGGATTCTAAAGAAGGATGGGCAAAATCGATTAGACAGCTCATTGCTCTTTTATATTCTGGTGAGATTCCAAGGTACGATGTATCAAAAGTTCGACCTGCAGGAGCTAGACTTAAAACATTTGGTGGAAGAGCGTCAGGACCTGGACCTTTGGAAGAACTTTATAGATTTTGTATCACCAAGTTCAAAGGGGCAGCTGGTCGTCGCTTATCATCGCTCGAATGCCATGATATTCTCTGTAAAATCGGGGAAGTTGTTGTTGTGGGCGGAGTACGAAGAAGTGCCATGATTTCATTGTCTGACTTGTCTGATGACAAGATGGCTCATGCTAAGGCTGGTAATTGGTGGGATGGTCAAGGACAACGAGCATTGGCTAACAACTCTGCTGTCTACAAAGAGAAGCCGTACATCGGTCAGTTCATGCGTGAATGGACATCTATCTATGAATCACATTCAGGTGAGAGAGGAATCTTCAGTCGTGATGCATCGCAGAAACAAGCAGCCAAGAACGGTCGCAGGGACGATACTTATGATTTTGGTACTA